AGAGTTTGCGGTCCAATCCTCGGACGGATCTCCTGCAGTTGCAGATAGCGGTAGATGCCCCATTCGAAAATCTTGGATAGTTGCCAATCGCCGTGAGTCATGGTGTCTAGTACGGCGTGCCGTACGACTTTGTCGGTGCGAAATTGTTGTGCGGTGAACATATTTTGTCCTGCCAGTTATGAGGCGACTGGCGGCGCACTTATGCGGTTGCAATTCGCAACTAACTAAAATAAGCGTAGCAGTAGGTGGTCTGCCCACTGCATGCGCAATGTTTCGCGCATTTTTCGCACATGACGCAGACCGGCTCGCCGTCACAACGTCCCCAGTCGCAGGGCTGGTAAAGTTGGCCGTGACGTAGATTAGCCTCGGTCCACGATTTGCCGAATCCGGTAATCGTGGACCCGTCCAGCACGTCGCCGATTTTGTGCGTGCCGGCTTCAACCAACACTCGCTGCGCCACCGCCTTGGCCTGCGCGGCTTTCTGCGCGGCATAAGCCTGGCGATCTGACTCGCGTTCAGCCGCCCATCGCGCCTCACGTTGGCGCTGCGCCGCGGCTTTCTGGCTCGACCGCTCCGCTTTCGCCTTGGCTTCGGCCTCGGCTTTTTGTCCCTGCGATTTTTGCCAGTTGGCAAAAACCCGTTTCAGCGAGGACGCCGACTCCACCGGAATCACCCACGTTTTACTATCGCGGTCCCAGCGTCCACCGAGCCGTTTAAGGCGCGGGGCCAGGTCGTAGCCGTCCCAGGGCGCGGCCAGGTGGATATCGTCCTGATCTTCGACTACGGTCAGGGTCAGGCCATTTGGGCATTGCAGCGATTTGGCGACCGCGATCGCGGCGTTGCGCTTCTCGAAGCCGGCAACCTGCTCGCTGACAATCCGCACCCGATAATCGTGGACCAATTGCGGGTGTTGGCCGGCAGTAATCTCGTCTTTGAAGGGTAGCCATTGCGCTCGGTCTGGGTAGCGCTCCATCGCGATTCGTCGCGCCAGACCAAAAAGCTCTTTGTCATTTTTGTAGGTATTGGGGTCACTGAGTTGACTCATTGTGTAGCTCATTTTTCGCTCCTAATCTAACATCACTATATCGTGATATTAGATTATCACGATATAGTGATAACGTCAAGCCCCAATTGTACGTCATTTGACCGATTTTCGCCGCCAATCGCGGTCACGGCTTACGGACGGCTTACGTCCACACCGGCTATTGCCTTTTTGCCCGGTTCTATTTTATGCTACAATAAAAAAAGAGTGAGCGGACGGGCATCCACTCACTCTTCAGGACAGCGCCCGGGTACGGAAACAGGCGATGTCCCCCGTACCCGGGCCCTATATACAGTTGTCGTACATTATAATATATCGCTGCCGCTTCGTGAATCCTTCGCCTCGCTGCTATTCGCCTCGTCTAATACACGCACCAGTACGACAGATCGCCCCTGCCGCCACGATTCGATCAAATTGATGCAGTAGACCCGGTTCCCGCGCTTAATCTCCAACGAGCGCCCCTCATCGCGCAATACACCCAACATGCGGCCATCGTCGGATCGCAACGCTAGATCGACCATGGATCAACGCTCCCCTCGCCGGCGATAGCTGTTGACCCCTTTGTCGCGTGCCCACATCAGGCCTGCAACCAGACAGATCGCGCCGGCATAGGCCAATAGTCCGATCCAGCCTGTCGCCAAATACATCGCGACCCCCAGCAGCGCAACGCCCACGAGCGTCACGATATCCGCCGCGTCAATATTCATAGGACCCGGATCCCCCTCTCCTCATAGACCGACGGCTCGGCGCCCTGCCGGCGCACCGCCCGATCAACCGCCATCGCCAGCGCGACCATGCCGTCGATGCGCTCGGTGCTCTTTGCCTTGTCCGGCTTCGTGTTGCCGGCCGGATCCTCGCGCACAACTAAGTTGCTGGCCATCCAGTTGAGCACCGGATTGTTGCCGTGCGCCAACTCGCCGGCCAGATAGAGTCGCTCAAGCGCCTTCATCGCCGGCGACATCGACGCAAATCCTTGACGGAACTGGATCAGCCAGTCGTCGCCATCCCGCAGCTCGGCCAATTGTGTCTGGATCTGCGTCGCGCCCCACGGATCGTAGGCAATTTCGGCGACATCGTAGCGCGTCATCAGATCGTCGATATCGGCAACAATAAAATCGTAATCAATGACATTGCCCGGCGTCGTCGTGATAAATCCGCTCCGCACCCACACGTCATAGGGTACGCGGTCGCGCTTGACGCGCTGCCCCATGCTCTCCTGGGGCAAATAAAAGTGACAGAGCACCTGGTAAGGATCGCCGGCCTCGACCGGCGGAAACACGAGCACACAGGCGGTGATATCGGTCGTTTGGGAGAGGTCGAGGCCAATGTAGCACGTGCGGCCGGCCAATCCATCGCTATTCACCGCCCCACCGCAGGCCGCCCACGTCTCTGGACTCACCCAGCGGCTCACCGCATCGGTCGAAACGTTCAGCTCGCGCCGCAAAAACGAGTTGAGCGCCGCCGGCATCTCCTTGGCCGCGGCCGCCTTGTCGCGTAAGGTCGACCATTTCTTCGAGATTCCCAGGTTCGGATTGGCTTTGATCCAGCACCTCTCGTCTTCCCAGTCGTCGCCTGGCTGGATCTCATTGCCTTCGCCGTCCTTGATCGCCGGATCCAGCGTGTAGATAATCGCAAAAAATCGATCGTCATCGATAATGCGGTCGAGCACCTTCTCGGCATACTCGCGCAGATTGCCCCACAGCGTATGGATGCCCACGCCGGCCGTCGTAATCCCCACCATGAGCGGCTGCCGGCGGCTGCCTGTCGAGGTTTCCATCACATCCCACGTTTCGCGATTGCGGTGGGCGTGCACCTCGTCAATGATCGCACAGTGCGTATTCAGACCATCCAGCGAGTCAGCATCACGCCCCAACGGCATGAATTTCGATGCCGTGCCGGGGATATGCAGATTGTCGCGGAACGGCCGGATCCGCTTGCGCAGGCTCGGCGAACTTTTGACCATGCGCGACGCTTCGTCGAACGTGATTTTGGCCTGATCTTTTTTGGTGGCCGCGCTGTAAATCTCGGCCCCCGGCTCGCCATCGGCATCGAGCATGTACAGCCCCAGTGCAGCTGCAAATGTGCTTTTGCCATTTTTGCGCGCCACCTCGACCCAGGCCGTACGAAAACGCCGCACCGCCTCGCCCGTATCCTCATCGGCCGACATCCAGCCGAAGACGCTCCAGGCCACAAACTGCTGCCACGGCTCCAAGTGGATCGTCTGCCCCGCCCATTCCCCCTTGCTGTGCCGGCAGAAGCGAAAAAAATCAATCGCGTGCTTGGCGGCCCCCTCGTCAAACCAGATACCCCGCTCATGCCCATGCGCCAAATCATCCACATGCCGCCGGCATGCCAGGCGCACCCATTTGCACGCCACAATCGTGCCATCGAGGACCTGGTTGGCGTACATCATCGCCGTATAATCAGTCACAGCTCAGGTGACTCGGGGATCGGGCCGAGCCAATACCCCAAATAAAACGACGCCACTGGCATACTACCTGCGTATAGAATTTCTGGATTTTGACCCAATTTCCATTTGCCCATTGCAACAACATGAACGCGATGCATCCATTCCCGTTTATCCCGAAACAAATAAAGCCCTGGTGCAGTCGGCTTTGTTTCTACCCAATCGGGCCATTGCTTAGTCATTTTTAGCCCTCCGGAAATTCTCATATGGATCATCGCTGTCATCGGTCGGCACGCTCACGCGGCTCCTAGAGCTCGGCGTCATGCCAAATTCGACCAAAAATGCGCGCATTTGCTTCATGCTCTGATTAGCAATCCCCACGTACGGGCTCTGGATCAAATTGCCCTTCTCCGTCGTGATCACCATACCCTCGTCGCGGATCCCCGCTTCCGCCTCAATCCACCGCGCCCACGCCTGGCAATACGCCGCCAGCGCCGCCCGGTCAACCTCAGTCACCAGCTTGAGCGCAAACAATAACCTGACCATGCGATTCCATTCTTTTTTCGCCTCGCCATTAAGAAAACTCGGCGCGCTCGGCCGCTTGCTCGTCGGCTTCGGCTCACTCCTATTGAGCGCCCGCTTCCCCGGGTTGCCCTGCAACTCCTTGAGCGCCGTCGGCTTCGGTTTGCGGCCCGCCATCATCCACCCCCAGTCCTCAATCGCCAGGCTGCCAGCACGGGCGCCAACTGCGCGGCGTCAATCTCATTGAACATATACCCCCTGTCTCAATTCGCGGGTGCGCGCGAAGAGC